ACGTTAGAAGCCTCTGAAGCAGTTAGGGTGTAAGTTCCAGTCAAAACTGCTTTGGATAATTGGGTAAACGCAAATTGCGTATTTCGACCTAAGCCAACCGTGTAGAACTGAGTTCCACTACAAACAATGATGCAAGAGTCTGCGGGTTGCAAAACAATTGACGCAGAACCGTTGATTACATTACCACCACTTCCAGCAACAGTCAAAGCACCTGTTCCACTATTGCGTACAAACATAAACCAATTGTCGGCAAGTGTAGACGCAAGGGTTAAAGTCAAAGTTCCTGCGCCACCTGTCCAAACATAAGTGCTAGAGCGGTCAGTAGTAAGTGCAGTGTAGTTAGAAGAGAAGGTTGTAACAGGCTGTGATTGGTTGAGCGTCTGACCAATTGCCAATAAACCATAACCAGCAAGGGTAGCGGCGTCTGCGCCAGATGAGCCAATACCAAATGCAATGATGCCCCATGTTCCTGCGGTCGTTGCATTCGTGACAATGTAGATGTACTGTGCTTCGCCTGCGGCTATGGTGACAATCGTGTTTGCGCCAGTGTAGTCTTTGACCGTTACAGCAACAGCACCGACGTTACGAATTAAAGCATCTTGACCTACAGAGGCTTGGTTGGCGGGTGGCATCCACAACTCATTAGCCGTAGTAGTAGTTGACACCTCCATAATACGAGCCGCGGCATCATCAGTAGATTGACCATTGATAGGCCAAGCCAATTGCAAGTCTGTTGTCAGAATAATTCGGCGATACGATACATCCGTTGGTTGAACAACGTTACCGGTAAAGGGGGAGTTGTAACTCATAGTTAGGTATCCAGTACAGAGGCTTGACGGTCACCAATACGTTGAATGTCTTCCGTCTTTAAGGTTTGCATGATTAAGTCATAGTTTTGCTGCCACATAGGCATACGCTCATCATTCTTTAAGAATGGCATAGCCTGCAACAAAGAGCCATAAAGCAATGCCTGTGGGGCATAAATAGTAAACCAGTTAGTCTGATTGGAAGAGTCAAGTGGCTGAACTCTTTCATAGTACAGAACTTCGAAAGTATAACCAGCGGCTGGAGTTGGTGCTACCAACCAATGGGTATAGTCATAATCTGCATAATATTCAGGGATTCCTGTTTCTGTAGCATCAGGCCAATACTCCCTCAAATACTCATACTTTCTTAAAAGAACAGGAGTTCTTGACCCATTAACAACCACATTCATGGAAACAGTTTTATGCCATCGAGCAGGCTTATCTAAAATAGCCTCAGTAGCAACCATTGTGCTTTCATTAACAGTTAGGTTGCCAAGAAATTTGATTTGACTTGCAATGATTTGCTCTGCCAACATAATGAAAAGAGGAATTTTTTCAAGGGTAGCAGTATCAGTCCTCTCCAAATATGACTGAATGTTTTCAACTAAACTGTCATAAGTCATTACTGAGGCGGTAGTCATATTAAATCCTTTGTTCTTTTTAACATTTTAATTTCTCTTAGGATAAAAACAACTGTTTTTCGTCAATTCTGCGCTTTTGTAACCCTTTAAGAACTTTTCCGCCAGCCATGCAATACTTTAAGAGTTCTTCCGCCGCCCCTTCCATATCCCCGCGAAGAGCCTTTTGACGGAGGGTGCTTCGCTGTAAAGTCCCCAAACCAACATTAAAAGCAAAACTACACAAAGCATCAAATTGACCTTGGGTAAGTGGGATAGGTATGAACCGTTCCACACCTCGTTCAAAACGGAGTAAATCAGATTCAAGAATTCCATCAACTTCCTCCATAGAGAAGATTCTATTATCTTCTTCTTTCAGTTGAACTTCGTTGCGCTTATCAATTGTTAAATTACCCTGTGTAGGGTAAAGAACATGACCAACGCCAATAGTCCATAGTAACGCTGGACATCTATAAGGTTTCTGTCTTACACCTTCATGGTGTTTGATAACCTTTATGGCATTGGCTGATATTTTCATTTGCCAAAGGCTCTCCCACCAAAGTGGAATGCAATGATTGAGGCAAACAAAGTTTGAGTTTCATTATCCCAAATCTGGTCAGCCAACACAACAAAGTCTATACCCTCAGAAATACCTTTATAGACCAATGCGCAGTCAATAGCGCAGAGTAAAAAGAAAAATCCGTAGGTAATAACAGGGCGGACAGAGGCTCTTAGGTTATGCATCCACTCAGAAGTTCCCTCATTCAAACTTATGTCGTGGGCATATAACGCTTGCATTTCAGCCTGTTGAGCGCCAATTAAAACTTGTTTGTCTTGAGATGAGGTCTCCATAGCAATCTGCTCAATATGGATATGTTCTACCCTTTCTTGAGCCTCAAAGCCAAGTTTTCGCATTTCCAACTCACGTTGAATCTGCAACTGCGCCATTTCCAACTCATGGCTTTTGTCACTTCTGTCTTGAAAGTAATCTAATAGTTTTGGCAAACCGCCAGCCAAAAATGAAATCAAAGTTGAAAATAGTGTAAACATTACTTCCTCTTTTCTCGTTCTTCAAGTAATTGAACCTTTACTTGTAGTTGGTGAATGTCTTTATAAACTTCTTCTTTCAGCCTATGCCTTGCCTCTGCACTTAAAGGTGAGTCAGTCGGCACATTTTCTTTAGTGATTAGTGCTGGCATCTGCCCTTCAATCTTAGTCAGCCGTGTAGAGAAGTCAGACACTTGACCGAGTAGCCATGCTAGACACGCCACAACAATAGGAAGTACCGCTTTTAGGACGTCTTGAATATTCATAGTCCAAAAACTTTTTTAACCATTTCAGCGGCAACGCCGGGGCCAAGCAACACGGCTAGGATGACTACATACAAGAGGTACTCAATCCTATTCATGCGCTTGGAACCTTCGTCAAAGCGGGTTTGAATGACCTCGTACCGTTGAGCGCATATCGCCTCGTGAACGCTTAAACGCTTGTCGGTCTCGTTAGCCAATTCTTCAACCCCTTCCATGTAACTTACTCCGCTTTTGGCTCTTCTGCTTCAGCAGGCGGCAATTGACTTTGGGCTTCTTGTTGAATGCCTTGAATCAAATTCGCTACTTGAGCATATGGTTGATTCCCCAAATACTGAAGAATGCCATTTACCAAATTGGTTGATAAAGATATATTGCTTTCCATTGCCATTTTCCTTTAAAAAAATTTCCGCTGTTATGGGTCAGCGGTTCACCCTTCTTCTATTATGCCGAAGGTGTTGCCCAAGGTAAAGGGGTGTTCTCAGGGCTAACAGGTGGTGTAATTAGGCTGTCAATCTGCCCTTGTACACAAGACTGTGCGCTGTCTATTTGGTTCTCAGGAATCCAACTAATAACTAACGCCTCAGTTAGACTTGCGTAAGGCACAAATGTAGTCTGGTCTGTAGAGTCAAACTGTGTGTTGCCTTGGATAGATGCAGTATAAGTGCCGTCTACTCCTGTTACTTCCCATAGTGCGTTAATTACATAGTTGGGGTCAGGTTGTTGTACTGTGTACATTGCTGTGATGCGAGTGGTAAAGACTGTTGCCATTTTAATTCTCCTTAAGGATGAGTTGCTTTGTATGCGTCAAATTCTGCTTTGAGTTCTTGGATTGCGGCTGTAAGTGTTGCTATTAAAAATGATGCGTCCACGCCTTGATACTTAGGTTTGCCATCCGCATCAACTGCATCTTTTTCCCCTGATACTGCTTGTGGGCATATTTCGGCTAGTTCGTGAGCAATAAAACCCTGACCATCCGAGCCATCAACTTTCCATTTATAAGTGACAGGTTTAAGTTGTGCAACTTTATCCAATGCACCTGTCATTGGCTGCACATTTTCTTTTAAACGATAATCTGAAGAAGTTGAATAGGAAGTCGATGACCCACTTGTTTGAATAGAACCTGCTACGCCGTTGCCATTACCAAAAATAATTTGTGATGCCGAAGCAGTTGAACTAACCTGATTATACAAATACCCATTGTTTCCACCGGAAGTTATATATGCAAGTCCATAAACACTTGCACTAGGAGTAGTAACGCATGAGAAGTAATAATTTTCTGAACTATCAATGTATAATCTAACATTCCCATCACCATCAGATAAGACAACATTGTTACTTGCTGTACGGATGTCTAGACCACCAGCGTTACCTCTAAAGTTACCAAGAATAACATTACTACTACCTGTTGTTACATCATACCCAGAGCCGGGAATTGCTAAAGCAACACCAGAGCCTAAAAAAATATTTCCTTTTCCAGTAGTTAAAGAAAACCCTGCTGTATAGCCAATACATACATTTGAGCCGCCTGTGCTAGTATACCCAGCCGCATTACCAACAAATACGTTAGTTTCACCAGTAATATTTGAATATCCTGCTGTGTAGCCAACACAAACATTTTGAGCGCCTGTTGTTTGGCTATATCCCGCCTGATAACCTACTGCTGTGTTGTTAGAGGCTGTGGTGTTATTAAAAAGTGCGTAATTACCAAGTGCGGCATTGTAAGAGCCAGTTGTATTTGAATGGAGTGCATGACTACCCATTGCAGCATTGTTGACTCCTGTAGTGTTGTAGTATGTAGCATTTGCGCCTACTGCGGTATTTTCGTAACCAGTAGTTGTTGACTGAAGGGCTTGAAAACCAATAGCAGTTTGATACTGCCCTGTAGCACTATATAGGGCTTTATACCCAACAGCAGTTTGTGCTGTACTTGTTGTGTTTGAGTAAGCGGCTTGCCAACCTACTGCTGTGTTATTAGAGGCGGTAGTGTTATTAATTAAGGCATTGTTACCAATTGCCACATTATTTGAGCCTGTTGTGTTTGTAGTCATTGCACCTGCACCAACAACAGTATTTGATGAGCCTGTTGTGTTGGCATATAAAGGAGAAGTTACTATTCCATCCCAATAAGTACCAATAGCCGTATTTCCTGCTCCAGTTGTGTTAGCGTATAAAGCACGACCACCAAAAGCAGCATTTCCTACGGCAGTTGTGTTTGCCTGTAAAGATTGATAACCTACTGCGGTGTTGTAAGAGGCGGTTGAATTAGCCAAGGCTTGTTGACCAACTGCTACATTTGAACTTGCAGAAACATTAGTATACAAAGCCGCATTACCAATAGCCGTGTTTCCACCACCAGTAGTATTTGAATATAGTGCCGCTTGACCAAAAGCGTTGTTGACTGTCCCAGTAGTATTACTATACCCTGCTTGATACCCTACGGCTGTGTTATTTGAGGCTGTGGTGTTTGAGTAAAGTGCCTCATTACCCAAGGCAGTATTTGATGCGCCTGTGGAGTTTGCTCTTAATGCATCATATCCAATACCAACATTGTAATTTGCCGTTGAATTTGATGATAACGCTCCTCCACCAATACCAATATTATTTCCACCAGTAGTATTAGTATATAAAGGCGCATAACCAGATGAATTACCAGCGCCTAAAGCAATATTATATGAACCTGTTGTATTTCCTCTTAAAGCAGCCTCACCAACAGCAGTATTTCTTGTTCCTGTCGTATTACTATAACCTGCTTGATAGCCTACGGCTGTATTATTAGAGGCTGTAGTGTTGGTTACAAGCGCTTCTTTTCCTACCGCTGTATTATTTGCGCCTGTTGAGTTATATCTTAATGCTTGACTACCTACGGCAGAATTAGAACCTCCAGTAGAAGTAGTGTATAAAGCAAAAGCACCAAGTGCTGTATTTTCATTAACAGTAGTATTACTATAACCTGCTTGATAACCTACGGCTGTGTTGTATGAGGCGGTGGTGTTTAATGCTAATGCCGCAGTTCCTATAGCAGTATTGTAACTACCTGAACTGTTACTAAATAAAGCACCATATGTTCCAGCATCTTGTGAACCAACAGCAGTATTGTAAGAACCTGATGTAGTTAAATACATAGCGTAATTACCAAGAGCCAAGTTGTTATTTCCACTTGTAATACTTGCCAATCCACTAGCGCCTACTACGGTGTTATTACTAGCCGCAGCATTTCCACGCCCAACTCTTATTCCATAAACAGT